GGGGCGCAATTAATTCTCCTGTTATTATTAACAGCTTGCAAGACTACACAAGTTCATTTGGGAACCCGCAAACAACTATTTATGATATGGGCACTCAAGTCATGGCTGCCAGTTCTTTGGGTGGAAATGCCTTTGTATGTGTTCGTGTTACAGATGGTACAGATGTTAAAGCAACTGTTGATGTTGTAGATACTACTTCGCCAACCCCTGTAAATGGATTGGTTTTAACAGCGTTATATAGCGGCACATTAGGAAATACTATTCAAGTTGTTGTGGAACAAGGTACAAACTATACAGTAGGAACGCCGGTTTATAAAATAAGTATTTTATTTCCAACCGGTGGTGTAAATAATCTTCCAGAAGTTTACGATAATATTGGTGGAACTGGCGCAACATTTTGGCAAAATGCTGTAAATGCTATTAATTTAGGACAAGGTGCATTAAGTCCTCCATCACAATTAGTGACCGCTGCAATTGGAACATCAACTGCAACGCCTGCATTGCAATCCTATGTATTAGCAGGTGGTACGGATGGTAACAGCGGTGTTACCGACTCAGATTTAGTTGGTAGTAACATTTCTCCACGTACAGGGATGTACTCTGCTTCTGGTTCTACATTTGATTTAATGGTGTTATCAAATGTTACAACAGGTTCTACTTATCAAGAACAAATTTCTTTTGCGGAAATGAAAGCGGCGTACGTAATGTTGGCAAGACCACAGGGCGAAAGTTTTACCGCTGGAATTGCAGCTAAAAAAGCGATTACATTTGATGTTGAAACCATGAGCTGGGGTAAATTAATGGTAGGAGATTGGTGTTATTTTCAAGATAATTACAATAATACTCAGCGTTATATGAGTCCACAAGCATGGATTGCTGGTATTTTATCAAATCTTTCACCAGAACAATCATCATTAAACAAAATATTAAGTAGTGCTATATTTCTTGGTACGCAAACTAGTGTAGCCAATAAAAGATATAACCAAGCTGATATTGCTCAAATTTTGCAAAATGGATTAGATGTTATTGCATTACCAAGTCCTGGTGGATTTTATTTTGGTGCACAAACTGGTAAAAATTTAAGTTCAAATTTATTAATTAATGGCGATGAATATACCAGGAATACAAATTATTTAGCTGCTACTTTAAATACACAATTAGGCGTTTATGTTGGGGAATTGATGTCTCCCTCAGAAATACAATCCGTTACTATCTTTATAAAATCATTTCTATACACATTATGGAAACAAAATAAAATTGGTTCAACAACTAATCCTACGCAAGTTCCTTATACGGTTTCTATTGATGTTAGCCAAGCTGCAAAAGGTATACAAATTGCTAATGTTACAGTTGCATTCTTGCGTGTAATAGTAGTGTTTTTAGTTAATTTACAAACTGGTGTGGTTTCTATTTCATCAGTAACAAATCAATAAGGGGAAAAACATGGGTGCTATTAACGGCTTATCGGTCGGTCGGTCATGGACAGCAAATATATTTACGCAATTTGGTGAATTTATTATTCCAACTATAACGATGTTTGAAATACATTCAACTCCTGTAACAGATAAATCTATTCAGGTAAATGGAGATATCAATTTTATCGAAATACCATCAGGTTTTACCGGCTCTATCGAGGCGGACAGGTCAAGCAATGCGATAGAACAATATTGGATTAATTATGAAGCAGCTTATTATAATGGTTTAAATTTGCTTCCTTCAACTATTACTCAAACAATTCAAGAACCAAATGGAACCATTACGCAAATGATTGCTCGGGGAGTGATGTTTTCTACCGGAGATTTTGGAAATTGGGTAGGTAATAATCTTATTAAACAACGATTAAATTTTAATGCTTCAAGATGGGAACTATTAACATAAAAATAAGGTAAAAAAATGGCAACAGTAAAAATTGAATCTTTTAAAGAAAATAATGAACCAACTGCATCTGAAAAAATATTAAGAAAATCCAGGGAAACATTTAGTATTAAGGACGATTTAGGAAGATTATTAAAAGTTCGCGCTCCAAGTTATTTAGAAAAAACGGATTTTATCGCCGCATTGGGAGAACGCGGAGCATTAGAAGGTTATATTACGCAAGTTTCTCCAGCAATGTATGTTAGAGAAATAGACGGCGACCCCATAACTTTTCCTACGAGGCTTAGCGAAGTAAGAGCATTGTTGCAACGATTAGATGAGGAAGGCGTAAGTGCGGTCATTAAATGCGTTGTAGAAAATATCATGACGAATGATATTGAAAAAGAGGCAAAAGACCGTTTAAAAAAATAACATGCGACCCGTATAGACAATGGGTCGCGTGGATAATTAAAAATGGGGTTCCTTTCGATGTCGCTTGGGCAATGGATGAAGTTGAAGTAATGTCATATGGCATTATTTTTAAACAGTTTGAATTGCCAGAAGAAGAACATTTTGATTTTGATGCAATGATATTTAAGGAACCATCCCGTGGCAAGAGATTTTAATAATTTTAATGATTTCAATCGGTTTTTAAAAAGTAAGCCTATTTTTTCTGTTACAAGAGAAGAAGAAATTATTGAAGAATCATTAACTACTTGTGCTGTATTTATTGAAGAAAGAGTAAAAGAAAAATTTGGCCATTATCAAACAGGATGGGAAGAACTTTCGCCAGCGACAAAACAAGATAGGGTTAGACAAGGATATACACCTAACAATCCTTTGTTACGTGATGGAACACTGCGAGATAGTGTAGAAATGAATGTCAAAGGAACAAGCGCAAGTATTGGCTCTAATAATCCAATTATGATTTGGCAAGAAAAAGGAACTACTAGAACCGGATGGCATGGCGCAAAAGGTATTCCACCAAGGCCAGTATTTTTACTTACTCATCAAGAAGATGGTAAAGAAGCGGTAGAATTATTTGTTAGGTCTTATTTTAAATTGGCCTGGGGAATTAAATGAATTTAAGCGACCAATACAATATAGGCATTAATCTGCTAGTTAAAGGAGATGCACTCGAAACTTTTGCCGATTTTTCTAAACTCACATCTGAACTTACAAAAAAAATAGACGTTCTTACGGTATCCTTTAGAGAATTTAATAAAGTTTTATCTAGTACAATGGCAAATTTTTTATCGCTTGATGATGGAGCAGAAGGCTTTGCAGCACGCTTAAGCTTGGTCACAAAAGAAATGCGTTCTTTTAGTCGTGCTAATGTAATGATGAAAGAAGAACAGGGATTTTTTTCAAAATCCGCTACGCATTTAGGAAAAGATGCTGGTCGCGAAATGGGGATGGCCGGTAAACTTGGAATGGGCGGCATTATGGATATGGCATTCGGTCCTGTAGGAATTGCCGTTGGAGCAGGGGCATATATGGGCGTTAAAGGATTTGAAGCGCAGAATGCTTATCAAAGACAATTAGCACAAATTGGGGCACAAGGTTTCCCAGGTTTTGCAGCTCAAGCAAATGCAGCAGCGATGGGTTCCAATTTACCAATGGTTTCAAGAACACAATACTTAGAAGCTATAAATGATGCATTAATTGTTACAAAGAACAGACAAGCAGCTTTATCATTGGCACCTACAATAGCCAGAATGAATGCTGGAAATGAAATAGTAGGTGCGCACGAAGGACGGCGATGGACATCAGAAGACAGTTACAAAATAGCTAGATCGGCTGAAATTTTAGCCCATTCGCGTAATCCACAAAAAATAGCTGGTGTACTTAATGATCTTGAAAGGGCGATGAGTTTAGAAGGTTTTAAGTTAGCGCCTTATGATATTTATACGTATGCTAAAAGAAATGCCGCATTCGCTTCTGTGCAAGATAAACAAGCTTTTTTTGCCAATGTTATAGGAATGCAACAAACGGGGGGTGCTACATGGGGTTCAATGCAACGTACATTTGTTAATATGATGTTAAGAGGACAACCCTTTGGAACAGGTAAGTTAGCGATGTTACGTCAAATGCAATTGGGAATTATGGGAAGTAATTTAGAACCAATTGATAAAAACCTATTGGCATCTAATCCAACAGAATGGATTTTAAAAGTTCTTAACCCAATTTTGCAATCTCATGGTTTTAAGACAGAGCAACAAAAAGCCATTGAGATACCGAGATTATTTTCTGGTACAGCAGGGAATTATATTTTACAAACATTAGGAATAGCTGGAAAAATACAATCAGTTTTTAAAAATGTTGGCAATGCAAAGGATGTTGAAGGAGTTTTTAAAACAGCCCTTAATTTACCCGCCGGTCGAGTTAAAAATCTTTCATCAGCATGGACAAATTTAGAAACCGCATTTGGTAAATTATCTAGTGGGCCTGTAATTGCTGGTATGGAAGCGCTCACTAAATTTCTTAATTTATTAACAACAATAGTAGGGAAAGCCCATTCTGTATTCAAATATACCCCTACGGGATTATTGACGCATGCGGCAATGGAAACCCGTTTCCCTTCACTAGCAACCATAAAATCAAAAGCAGAAAGTTATAAAAGCGATGTTTACTTGGACTCTAAAAAAGTAGGGAATGTTTTATGGAAAAAGTGGCACCATATGATGAATGCTCCAACGAGTAGTGGTAACCATACCCATACTAATGTTGCATTACAACAAGTTGGTAATAATTTTAATAACGCAGGAAGGTTGCCATGAGTTTTAATTTTGGAAAAATTGGAAGCGATGTTTTTGGTAATGGTGTAGGAGATTCGTTACTTATTCTTGGCGATATTGTTTTCAGTTATGTTGAAATACCAGGACAATTTAATTTTGGCGGCCAACAATTAATAAAAGTGCATCAGTTAATTGGGGGTGCGAGAGTAGTAGACGCATTAGGACGTTCTGATGCCGATATAACTTTTGGAGCGTTGTTTTTTGGAGAAAATGCAGCCGAAAGAGCGCGCGCTGTAGACTTTATGCGAATGGCAGGAAGAGAAGTAGAATTAATATTTGGAGAATTTGTTTATTTAGTTATTATAAAAGAATTCAATCCAGTATTTGAACGTTATTATCAAGTAAGATATGACATTACATTAACTGTTATAAATAACTTAACGTTGCCAGTTCCTGTGCCTTTGCCAAATAATTATAACAGTTCAGTAGATACAGATTTACAAATTATAGGTGATTTTTTAGGAGCTGCAAATAGTACTGCGCTTACTGTTGGAGTTGCTAATTTAGCATCGTCCATAGCATCTGCCGGAAATCTTGCTACGGCAAGTCAAGATCAATTAAATGATATAATTGCAAATATAAGGATTTGTCAGGGGATTAATAATAGCATTATTTCAGGAGATACATCATCATGATGCAATGTAATGCACTTACAAATTTTAATCCGTTGCAAGAAAGTGAACAACTTTCGCAATTAAATGCCGCTTATGAAATAGCATATTCATTAGAGCGCATGTATAAAAACATTTTATTAATTAATGCTGGCGTAAATGCAAAACAAATTAATGTTAATAATACAACATTGTTCCAAGTGGCTGTGCAAGAATATGACGATGCTACCTTATGGACATATATAGCCCAAGTAAATGGCCTTATTGACTTTGAAATTGCTTCACCTATTACATTAAATATTCCGCCTAAACCACCAGCTACAGCGGGGTTTGGCACATGATAAATGGACAAGTTTCTACAGTTAGAACTCCAGCTTGCGTTATAACCCTTAATAATGAATTTGTAACATGGGAAACAGTTACAGTGAGAAGTCAAAATTATTATATGGCGGATGTTTATACGGTTGAATTGCCCATTAATGGTAACCCACAATTTGATTATTCATTTTGGGCGAATGTTCCAAATGGCGAAATAAAAATCTATATGGGAATTCCCCCAAACCCTGATAATTTTACTTCATCTGATTTAACGTTGATTTTTGAAGGTGGATTAGACACGATTGATTTATCTGTAGGATTAAACACAGTCACATTAACAGGCAGAGATTATGCATATCTTCTCATTGATAAAAAAATAACAAATTCATATGTGAACCGAACGGCATCTCAAATTGCAACTGAATTAGCAACACAAAATGGATTAATACCAGTCGTTACGGCAACAACAACTCCCGTAGGGCAATATACTTATAATGAATTTAATTTTTTACCTAATGCTGTAACCGAGTGGGATTTGCTAACATATTTTGCTCAATTAGAAAAATTTAATTTATATGTTGTACGTAAAGAACTTCATTTTGAACCATTCCCTAATCCAAATATTCCGACGTTTACTATACCTATACAATTAGCGGATTTAGAATATCCATTCCCTAGAGTAAATGTAACAAGTATGAATTTTGGACGAACATTGACATTAGCAAGCGATAGTGATGTAACAGTACAATCATTTTCTATGTTAGAAGGTGGTGTTATTAAAAAAACAGCAACCGCTACGCATGTAGGACAAGGTGTAGCGTCTCCAAAGCAATCATTTATTTATTCTCGCCCTAATTTAACACCCGCGCAAGCGGCAATACAAGCAGAAGTAATGGCACGAGATATAACGAAATGGGAAAAAAAGCTTGATTTTGAAATGCCAGGCGATGCTATTTTGACAAAAAATACTCCTATTAAAATCACCGGCACTAATACAGAATTGGATCAAACGTATTATATTGATACATTGAATAGAACTTTAAGTGCCGATGCTTCCGAGGGATTTACCATGTCAATAGAAGCGAAGAACCATAGTGAATTAGTGCAGGTGAATGTAACATGATGCATCAATTATTAAACCAAATGCGCATGCGCGCCCAAATTGCGTTATCTAATCAACTAACAGTTAAGATGGGTCTTATTTCAAATTTTGATCCTGCAAATTATACGGCTCAAGCTATTATTCAACCACAAGATAATCAATTTCCAGACCATTCTAATACAGGATGGTTGCCAATATTTTCTCCTTGGGTAGGAAATGGGTGGGGATTTTTTGCACCACCTCAAATTGGTGCTATGTGCGCAGTACATTATGCAGAAGCCGATTTAAATGGCGCATTTATAATGATGTGCGGATTCAATAAAAAATTTACTCCTTTAAATGTTCCAAGCGGAGAATGTTGGTTAGTACATGAAAGTGGAAGTTATATAAAATTAAGTAATGATGGAAATATTTATATAAATGCGGCAACCGTAGAACTTGGAAATATTTCAGCAGGTAATTTAAAAAAATTACTGACTGAAGAAGCTGCAACCGTATTTAATAATCATACACACCCTTCTAATGGGTCGCCTCCTACGCAACAAATGGGTTCTACAGATATGACACAATATACGGAGGCTAATTAATGGAACTTTATCAAAATTACGGTTTTGATTTGCAATTGCTTCCTAATGCGCAATTAGAATTAGTAGATAATGGATTAGAAACGCAACAACGAATATTACGACGATTAATGACTAATCCAGGTGCCTATTTATTTGCGCCCGATTATGGGGCTGGGTTAGGATTATATATAGGACAGAATTTAAGTAACGCATTAGAGCATCAAATAAAAGGCGTTATTACGAGACAAATGTTTTTAGAAAATACTGTGGTACAATCACCACCCCCTAAAATTTCATTATCTCAAAATGGTACACAATTAACTGTTTCTATCACCTATATAGCAAAATCGTCAGGAAATGTTTATACACTCTCTTTTACAGTGGGGGCTTAAATGGCAATACCTTTTCAATCATTTGATACATTAGTTACTAATCAAGTTACGGCTATTCAAGCATCATCTGATCAAAATATTGATTTTAATACGGGAACTGTTGAATTAGCAATTGTTCAAGCGCAAGCAGCCATGGGTATATGGTTAGAATTTATTTTTAATGCGGTTCTCGCATTAGCGCGTGCGCAAACAAGTACCGGTACTGATTTAGATTCTTGGATGGCGCAATTTATGTTTTATAGATTACCTGGTAGTCCATCATCAGGTAATTGTACATTTTCAAGAACTGTAACTACATCTATAGCGCAAATTAATGTAGGCGTATTAGTAAGCACAGTAGATTTTTCAGCGCAGTTCATGGTTATACCTGATCCTTCTAATCCAAATTATAATGCAGGTGCGCAGGCATATATTTTAAATACTGGCGTTTCATCTACACTTGCTAAAGTAATTTGTACTACGACAGGAACAATTGGAAATGTAGATGCTAATACAATTAGTGTATTTACTTCACCAGTCCTTGGTATAAATTCAGTTACGAATGCTTTACCATTTGTGAATGGTAAAAATATAGAATCAGATGCAGCTTTTAGAGCAAGATTTGTTTTATATATAAACTCATTAAGTAAAGCGGTATTGATGGCATATGCTTATGTTATTTCATCTATTCCTCAGATTACACGATATAATGTAGTTGAAAATACAAGTTTTGGAGGCGCACCACAAGCGGGATACGTATATGTGGTAATTGACGATGGAACCGGCTCGCCTCCCCCTGATTTACTAACAACCGCCTATAATGCAATTCAAACTGTAAGAGGTTTGGCTATTTTAAATGATGTATTTGCACCAATAGCAACCAGTGTAAATATTAGTGTAGATTTAACAATTAGTCCTTTTGTTACCCAAGCTACAATTACAGATTTACTCACCAAAGCATTTGTAGAATATATTAATAATTATCCTTTTAATCAGAATGTGCCTTATTCAAAATTTTATGAAATTATTTATGATGTTTCACCAGGAAATATATTAAATGCCACTAACTTATTAATAAATGGTGCAACATTAGATTTAATTGGTAGTAATAACATTGCATTTATCATTGGAACTATAACCATAGGATATATTTAATGGCAACGGGTGATGTTAAAGATTTTGTAAAACGATTAAATGATGTAATTGTACCTTGGTTTGGTCAAGATTATCCATTATTAACAGCATTTTTTAATGGATTTGCGACAATGGATTCTTTTATTTATTCTCTTACGCAATATTGTAAAGACCAAATGCGAATACAAACTGCAACTGGAGAAAATTTAGATTTAGTAGCATGCGATTTTTTTGAAGGAATTTTACAACGCACAGAAGGAATGCCAGATAATTTATTTAGAAGATTTATTCAATCTACATTGTTACAAGAAGAAGCAACTGTTGCGGGCATGAAGCATGCAATATTTGTAATTACCGGATATGTTCCTATAATTTGGGAACCTTTTAGTTTAACAGATACAGTTTTTACGGACGATGATAGTTATTTTGATTCAGATAGTTTTTTTGGGGGATTATTAGATCCTTATAACTTTTGGATTGAAGTATTTGTTACCGATCCTACAGCGAATGGAACAGCATTTTTTGATGGTAGTGATTCATGGTTTGATGGAGATTTGACTGATCAATCATTTTATGGGTCTAGTGAAAATGAATTTATAACATATGACCAAATTCTTGCAGTAGTAAACCGCGTTAAAGTTGGCGGAACAATTGCACATTTAACAGTTACTTATATTTAGGGGAATATTTATGGCAGATAGGCAGCTTATTTATACATTAGAGCAGTTAACTACAGTTGATATGCTACAAACACAACAAAATTATTATATTGCTCTCGCGCGTTTTATGCAGGAAATTGTAAACCCTAATGCATTAGGTGGATTTTTATGTACACCAACCGTAGTGCCATCATTAAATGTAGATATTGGTAATGGAGAAATTTATGTAACTGAACCTACTGATACAACCGATTATGGTGTTTCTCCTAACGATATTCCCGCAGATGCTACTCCTATTTTAAAACAAGGTATTTATAATGGCGGTTCATTTTCTACACCTGCACCAGTTACCGTAGGTGATTCTATTAATTATTTAATTCAAATAACTTTTCAAGAAATAGATGATGAGCTGCAACCTAGATTATTTAAAGTTGGTGGAACTGTAAATGTTAATACTATTAGACAAGATTTAGCTATTGTTCAAATTAAGGCTGGAACTCCGGCACCTACAGGTACTCAAGTTACGCCTACGCCAGATGCTGGTTTTATTGGGGCATGGGTAATAACTGTTGCATATGGTCAAACAACTGTAATGAGCGGAGATATTTCACAATATACGGGAGCACCCTTTTTTGGTTCTGCATATGGTGGTGCTATTCAAGATATGATTACGCAAACACAAGCGGACGCACAATTTTTAAAAAGTCCGGCTAATGGTGGTGCTACACCTTATGAAGTATTTGGAAATCCCTCTACTGGTGTTGCAGGCGTGGGAACAATTGCAATTACTTCTACAAGCGATCCTCAAGGATGGTGGGATAATGGGACATATACTTATAAACCAACAATTCCTTGTACAGCAATGTTTTTTCTAGGAATGGATTTTAGTTCGGCCTCTACTCAACTTATAGCAATAGGTGCTGATAGTATTTCTTATTCAGCGAGTGGTAATGTAAATTTAGGCGAAACGCTTAGTCTTAGTTTATCGGGAGCCAAAAAATTCAATGGAACCACGGACTCACTTAAATTTGATCTTAATCCATCGTCTGGAAGTGTAACAATTACGGGCGGACAATTAAGTATATTGGTTTTAGTAAACTAAATAATTTGGAGTATTTAACATGGCAGATAAAACAATAGCCGATCTTACGGCCGCATCGAGTGTAATTAGTGGTGATCTATTTGAAATACAGCGCGCAGCTTCCTCATTACATGTAACAAGTGATCAGATTTCTTCTTTTGTTTCTACCAATATTGGTTCAACTATATATACTGGGGATGGAACTATTACAGGAACAAGACAAGTAAGTATAGCAAATGCCAGTCAATTAGCATTTTCAGGGGTTATTACCTCTGCGCTGTCAAGTTATTTATTCATCAGTATAGGCACATTAGAAATTGATGGATTTGTTACTAATATTTATACTCCAACTTTGAATATTTCATCTACGTCAATTAATTTAACTGCTTCACAATTTGTTGGAGCAGGAACACAATATTTAACAGTAGATAACAGCGGTCAAGTTATTCCTCTTTTGCCATCCTCTATATTTAATATCTACAATTCAGATGGTACCTTAACAGGATCTAGAACTGTTACACTGTCAGGAAATGAATTATTTTTTGTTGGTAGTGCAGGTAGTAGTTTTCAAGTTAGTGCTCCGCAAGTTACATTTAACGGTGCACAAGCAACCATTTCTAGTTCTAATATTACATTTGATGCAACGCAATTTGTCAGTCATGGAACCCAATGGCTTACGGCCGATAATACTGGAAATATAATTCCAGTTTCGCCACCGCTAGATACCAATATTTATAATACAGATGGAACATTGACGGGAAATAGGACATTAAGTCTTGGTGGTCATAATTTACTGGTAGGAAGTTCCTTAACGTCATTATTAGAATTAAATACCTCTGGTTTTCTACAGTTAACTAGCAGCTCATCAATGATGATTAATAGTGATAGTATTAGTATACAAGCTACTACACATATAGGAGTAAATAGCGATGCGGTTACATTAGGCGCATCTCCATCATCTTTAACGACTGTACTAGGAGGAATGCGTTTTGCATCTTCCCCATTTACCGGAGGCGGTAACCAATTTTTGGGCGTAAATAATACGGGTAATGTAACTTTATTAACGCCCATAGATACGAATATTTATAATACAGACGGTTCTTTAAGTGGGGCTCGTAATTTAAATACTAACGGTTTCGATTTGAGCTTCACCGGTACGACTGGTAATTTTTTAGTGGATGTTCCTCAAATGTATGTTGGGTGGACAGCAGGAAATGCATTTACTATTGGTAGTAATACTTTTCAAGGGATTGCGAATAGTGGATCGCAAG